CTATATTTGAAATACAACGATGGGGCAGTTATTCTGCCGAAGAAAAAGCTGTAATTATGTGGAGGGTTAAAGAACGTGGAAGAACTAGGACGGAAATTCGATACAGAAAAACCGAAAGCGTACCTCCTGCCACCAAAGGCCCTGATGGAAGTGAGTCGGGTTTTAACAATTGGGGCAGAGAAGTATGATGAAGAAAACTGGCGCAAACTAGATAATCTTCAAAATCGTTACACAGGAGCAGCACTTAGACATTTGTTTGCACATATGGATGGAGAAACTTTAGATCCTGAAACAAATTTGTCACACCTAGCACACGCGTTATGTTGTTTATTATTTAAGTTGGAGATTGAAATTGAGCAGACTGAGAAAGAAAGACCACGAGGATCTGAGCGAAGCAACAGTAGAAAAAGTTATAAAAGGGATGCATACGTCGGATTCTTCCCACCCGACTATAACAAAGAAGGAAGCATGCCAGATCCTAAAAATAGCGTATAATCCAGCAAGGCTGGAAAGAATTATAGAGGATTATAATGATAAAATTGAGTTTAGACGCAAACGCAGACTACAAAATAGGGGCAAACCAGCAAGAGATGATGAAATATCCCAAACAATTCGATCTTTCTTACGAGGCGACCCCATTACCGATATTGCAGGATCCTTATACAGAACAGTCCCGTTTATACGGAATATCATTGAACGGGTCGGAATACCCACAAGAGGTGCAAATAAAGAAGAACGGCAAACTGTCGGAATGCTTCCCGAACAATGCGTCTCAACTGAGTTTGAAACTGGAGAAGTAGTTTGGGCAGCAAGAGAACATGCACTTGCAAAAATATTAAATGAATATAATGAGGAGTACAAAAAAGGCAAGCGGGGCTTGGTGGGAACAGTAAATTATGAAGAAGTACAAGGATCAAAGCTATACAGCATTTACGTATATGAATGGAGCCCTCATGAAGACTATATACATTTTGGACCTGGAAGTTACTCGACAGCTTTTGCGTATGACCTTGGTAGTCTCAAGCATCTTGAGGAATACAATATAGATTTGAAAAATATTTCTTGACAAAAAGGTTAAAATTTCGATATAATATACATTCGAAAATCGGAGAAAAAGATGAAAAAAATTATTTTTTTATTACCTGTTTTGGTTTTTCAATGTTCACCCGTTGCAGTATTAGCAGGGTGTTCATTTAATGCAACATGGGAACCAGAATACACTGTACCAACTACAACAGATGGTAGAGGTGCAACTCAAACTAGCACATCAACAACTTCAACAACAGGAACATAATGGAAATTATATTTACACCAGATCCAATTTTCTTGAAGAAACTTCAAGGACTTAAAAAAAGTAATATAATTCAATTTCCTAGGAGAGAAGGCGTGGGTGATAGATTTTATCAGCAACAATTAGAAGCTCTGGGCGATTGCCCAGGAAACAAAAATCCTAAAAGGAGGGCAAAGATGCCTTGGACAGATGATAGCAAAGCAACAGCAGTAGCAATGTATACGGATGCAGATCCTACTCCAGAAACTTCAATGGAGATTGTAAAAGACATTGCAGATGAACTAAACGAAAGCCCCAACGGGGTCAGAATGATTTTAACAAAAGCTGGAGTATATGTCAAGAAAACTCCAGCAGCAAAGAGCAATGGAGGCGGTGGGAGTACAACTACTCGCGTATCCAAAGCTGCAGCAGTTGAAGACCTTACTGCTGCAATCACCGACACTGGAGGCGAAGTCGACGAAGATATTGTTGGTAAACTTACTGGGAAAGCTGCAATGTACTTTGCAGGTCTTCTACGTAAGCACTAGACTTCAACTAAAAGGAGCGCGGTACCAAGTCCTAGAGAGTCAAACGGCTCTCTAGGCACCTTTAGTCTTTAGGGTATATAACGATTGTTATAAAACTACTAAGGACTAACAATGACAAAGCAAGAACTAGCATCTATTGTATCTAATTACGGAGATGCTATAATAACCTACCGAAGTGAAAAGTCTAATAAGTTAAAGTATAATGTTTGCACTCTAGACTTTAGTACCCCTTATATAAAAAAGAAAAGAAGTAGAGCTAGAGAAAACGATTCTACTCTTTTGTTCTTTTGCTGGGATACTGATTCTTTTCGTCTATTAAAACCTAAGAGTGTTACCAGTGTAGTTCCTCTTTCTTCAGTATTGAGGAATGAATAATGCTACTACACGAAGCTCCCGAAGAATACTCACGTATTATTCACTATGATAGAGATAAAGAGATACAAATACGTTTAACAATAAATACTTTCAACAATATAGAATATTTACATTTTAGAAAGTATTACCTAGATTTTTCAGAAGAATGGAAACCTTCTAAAGAAGGAATTGCAATGCCTTTGGACTTTGAAAACTCAAGAGAAATGTTCTCAGGTTTAGTAGAAATTCTTTCACTGGCAGAGTCAAAAAGCATTATACAAGACCACTTCTCAGACTTAATTCAGGATATCTATAAATAGTTCTTGACAATATACTTAAAATTCAGTATAATAGTCATATAAACTAGAAAAAGGCTGAAACTATGGATATAGAAGTGTTTTTAGACGAGGCGTGCTATAACTATTATAAAGGCGAGCCAACTTTAACTGATGAAGAGTTTGACTTTCTTGCAAAGAAGTATAACTACGATAGTGTAGGTCACAAAATAACAGATGGGGTTCCTCATTTGTTTCGTATGTATTCCCTTCAAAAAGTATTACTCGAAGAAGAAATTCCAAATGGACATTATGTAGTTTCACCTAAGTGGGACGGAGCTGCTGTGTCTCTATTATATGTACATGGTAAGTTAGTTACTGCTCTTACTCGTGGTGATGGAATTATAGGAAAAGAAATCACTCAAAAAATAAAAGATTTAGTACCTAATGAGCTAGATCAAGAGTCACAATTTGATAGCCTACCTACCTTTCTTCAAATCTCTGGAGAAGTTGTTGCCCCAAACAAAGTATCTGCAAATCCAAGAAATTATGCATCTGGTGCACTTAACTTAAAAGATTGGAAAAAGTGGAAGGATAGAAAAGATAACTTATATTTTGTAGCTTATGATGTACACGGCGGTAAAAGCAATGATCTCATTAACACCGCGAGTACCTACGTTACTCAAATGCAGTGGGTAGAAGGAATGGGCTTTCGAGTTTGCACAAATTTTGCAGATATTGGATTTCCTACAGATGGAGAAGTATGGAGACTTAATAACCTTGCAGAGTTTGAGGCGGCAGGATATACAAGCCATCACCCTCGCGGAGCATTTGCAATGAAAAAAATGTCAGAGGGGGTAGTAACAACTTTGCAGGGAGTTATATGGCAAACAGGGAAATCGGGGGTTGTCAGTCCTGTAGGACTTCTACATCCGATAGAAATAAATGGAGCCGTGGTTTCGAGAGCAACCCTGCACAATATGGACTATATAAGAAGCCTCAACCTTGAAATTGGGTGTGATGTTGAGGTGATAAGAGCAGGGGAAATTATACCGAGAATTGTTCGACGTGTGGACGATTAAAAAAATAATTCTTGACAATCAACTCAAATATCCGTATAATATTCATTCAAAATTAAGGAAATAAGTATGACATCAATTGTTGCTCCAACTACTTGTCCAAGTTGTGCATCACCGTTAGAAGAAAGGAATCGTATACTTTATTGTATAAACGAAGACTGTGGTGAACAATCTTACAAGAGAGTGGAGCATTTTGCTAAGTCTCTAAAAATAAAAGGTCTTGGGCCTGCAACAATTCGTAAACTAGATATCACTAATATTGGGCAGTTATATACTTATACCGAAGACGAATTGGCAGAAGCCCTAGGATCAGAAAAAATCGCAGAAAAACTTTGGCATGAAATACAAAACTCAATGGATGCACCTCTTAACTTACTTCTTCCCGCCTTCAGTATACCTTTAGTAGGAAAACACGCAACTGAAAAACTTGCAAAAGTGTGTGAAGATTTATTTGAGATAACAGATGAAATTTGTAGGCTAGCGAAACTCGGAGAGAAAACTACTGCTAGCTTACTAAAAGGAATTGAGAAGATTGATATTGACAATTTACCTTTTAATTTTGAATTTTTAGACAGAGAGGAAACCAAATATTCTCAAGGTGTTGTGTGCATTACAGGAAAGCTTACGTCATATAAAACTAAACAGGAAGCTATGTGGGCACTAAACGCAGCAGGATATAACGTTAAATCTAATCTTACTTCAGATGTAACAATCTTAATCAATGAAAGTGGAATAGAATCCGCTAAAACCAAAAATGCCAGAAACAATGGCATACAAATAGTAACTGACATTACTGAACTTCTAGGAGAATAATATGTCAACACCTTTACCTAAGTGGACAGATGAGCGTACTGATGCGCTTGTTGCGTTCGTCGGGGGAGAGACCCCTATCTCGCAAGCGACTGTTGCTTCTGCAGCTGAACAGCTTGAAACTACAACTCGATCTATTTCGAGTAAACTTCGTAAGATGGATTATGATGTAGAACTTGCTTCTACAACATCAACCCGTGCATTTTCAGATGAGCAAGAAGCAATTCTTGAAGCATTTGTAACTGAGAACTCAGGAACATATACTTATGCTGAAATTGCAGATCACTATCAAGGCAATGCCTTTACAGCAAAGCAAATTCAAGGAAAAATACTTTCCATGGAACTTACTGGGCACGTAAAACCTGCTCCCATTAAAGAGTCTGTAAAAACTTATACTGATGCTGAAGAAGTTGAATTTATTTCTATGGTACAAGGCGGAGCTTTTGTAGAAGCTATTGCTGAAACTATGGGACGATCTGTAAATTCAATTCGTGGTAAGGCCCTGTCTTTACTTCGAGCAGGTGCAATTGATGCAATACCCCGACAAGAGACTACAAAAGCTTCAACTACTGTAGACCCTCTCGAGGCTATTGATAACTTGGGCGACATGACTGTCGAAGATATTGCCGAGACTATTGGCAAAACTACCCGAGGTGTAAAGACTATGCTCACTCGTCGTGGTCTTTCAGCTTCAGACTATGATGGAGCCGCAAAAGCTGCAAAAAACGCTGGCTAAACCATTTTGTAGTCTTACAAAAAGGGCAGCCTCTTGAGGTCTGCCCTTTGCTTTACAGGAAATACGAGTGAATATAGCTAGTGCTTTAATAAAACAAATACTCTCACAGGGTGATTTTGAAACCTGGAGTTTACTACATAAGCACTATTTACCTGACCAATTCCATAAACTTCACGCAGAGATAGATAGACATTGCGAGAAGTTCCCTTCTATGTTTCCCGCCATAAATAATTTAGAATTATTTATATCTGACAATACAACTAAAAATATTCTGACTGCAATAAGTGATGTGGATACTGATATAGATCCATATACATTACTTACGTATTTAAAAAATGAGTATACGCAAAAAGAAATTCTAAAAGCCCTTGAACAATGGATACAAAACTCTATAGCGTTTGAAGATGCAGAAGAAAGTGTGCAACACTTACATCAAATAATTTTAGATATTCAAGATAAAGTAGACTTACAAGACCCTCAAGAGAGCATGCAAACAATAACCTTGCATGAGCAAGATGATGACATAGCAAAATATTTTTCTCTCGGTCTTAATAAAGAATATGATTTTGACATTCAATTTTCTCCACGAGATTTAATTTTGGTTGGAGGCAAAAGAGGTCAAGGAAAGTCTATAGTATCTTGTAATATTGCTAACTCTGTCTACCAAAACGGTAAAACAGCTTTGTATTTTACAATAGAAATGGATAGTAGGTCTATACTACAACGATGTTGTGCTATTGCAACAGAAGTACCCTTTTCTAGATTACGATCTAAAAATATGAATCCAGATGAGTGGGAGAGAGTTGCAAGTTGGTGGGCAGGAAGATTCTTAGACGGGCAAGAAAAGTTTGAAATGTATAAGCACGATAGAGACTTTTCAAAGTTTCATGATAACTTAAAGACAGGAAAGCTAAATACACAACAACAAATAGATATAATATATGATCCAGCTTTAACACTATCTAAAATTAAATCAGAAGTAGACAAAAGAAAAACAGAAGGAAACTTAGGAATAATAATAATTGATTATATAAATCAAGTTAAAAGATCCGCACTACCCTCTAAAGCAGGCTATCTTGATTGGACAGAGCAGATTGAAGTAAGTAAAGCACTGAAAGCTTTTGCACAAGAATACGAAACTGCTGTATTTTCTCCATATCAAACAGATGCCAGTGGGGAAGCCAGGTTTGCAAAAGGTATACTAGATGCAGCAGATGCAGCCTATACTATAGAAAGCTGGGCTCAAGAGGATGAGTGTTTCTCTTTAAACTGTGTTAAAATGCGATCTGCTATGATGAAATCTTTTACGTCAACAATGAATTGGGAAACTTTAAAAATTGGTCCAGAAACAGCACTAAATCCTAACGAGAAAGAAGAAGCAACGGGAGAAAGTATAGATGATATCTAAAAATATTTCTTGACAATTATCTTAAATCCAAGTATAATACTATATCAACCTCAAAATTCAAAGGAATAATTTATGATTGTACAGGGTAGTCTGAACCATACTACATCAGGAAGAAAAATGAAGAGACCTTGGCAGACACGAAGAAGACAGCAAGTTTGGCATTGGCGAACAGCAAGTATGCCAGTATATCGAGAAGATGAAAAGAAGTATCCTTCTGCGGAACTAAGTTTGCCTACTCAAGATGAAACAGCCAAGAAGGAATACTATACTAGCTCACATACTATTGCACCTGCTTATAATAAAGGAGCGTATCAGGTTATCAGTAAAGAGAATATAAAAGATATTGGAAGATGAATGTAGACGAACTTCTAACAAGTAAAAAAGTTGGCTTTTTTGAAAAAGGAAAAGATTTAGTAGTTCATTGTCTCAGTCCAGACCATGATGATTCTAATCCAAGTATGAGAATTGATAAAATAAGTGGAGCATTTAATTGCTTTTCTTGTGAGTTTAAAGGTAATATCTTTACTTATTTTGGACAAAAACCTAACCAGCTACAATTACGCAAAGAACGAGTAAAGAATCTTATTGCACAAAAGCTGGCAGAAAGTACTGGTTTGGTTTTTCCCAAAAATATAACTAAATATGATGGTTGTTGGAGAGATATAAAGCCTGAGACATACGTAAAGTTTGAAGCATTTAAACACTCCAATCCAGAATTTATATCAAGAATAAATTTTCCAATACGCGATGGAACGGGACGAATAGTAGCTTTTAATGGAAGACTAGAAACACCAGGAAATCCTAAGTATATGATTAGTCCTCCAGGAGCAAAACTTCCTCTATTTCCAAGTGTACAACCAATAAATAGCTCAGTAATATTAGTAGAAGGCATATTTGATATGTTAAATTTACATGATAAAGGACTTACAAATGCTATTTGTTGCTTTGGAACAAAACAAGTAAATGAAGAAAAACTATCTATATTGTATGCTAGAGGCGTAAGCCATGTAGATATATTCTTTGATGGAGATACTGCAGGACAAACTGCTGCAGAGAATGTACGAGAGTTATGTGATAACCTAGGTTTTTCTACAGGTAATATATCCTTTAAAGGGAAAGATCCGGGTGACTTAACTGAAACTGAAATTAACAAAATATATAGAGATAAATATGCTAAGTTTTGATCGCCAGGCTAACGTCGCCTTAATAGAGACTAAAAAAAGTAGAACAGATTTTAATAAAGCATTTGGAAATAATTTTAAATTTGATCAATATCAACTTTGCTCAGATCCTAACATAAAAAAGGTTCTAAAAAGAGATGTAGATATTGAAATGAATCCAGATGAGTATGATTGGGTAATACTTGTAGGAAGTGATGCTGTAAAGTATTATACCAAAATTAATTCGGTAACAGAATACTCTGGAAAAGTATTAGAAAAGAAGTTTTTACCGATAATAAACCCTTCCATGCTGTCTTTCAAACCAGAAATAAAAAAGACATGGGAAGATTCTAGAGATGCTGTTATAAAATACATCTCAGGAGAGTTGGAAGAAACAATAATTAAACCCGAACAAGCGGTAGGAATACAGGATACAGAGGAAATAAATGAATGGTTACGTACTTGCATTAGTGATAGACCTACACACGTCGCACTCGACTCAGAAACCACCGGACTATATCCAAGAAATGGTCATATTATTGGCATCTCTTTGTGCTATAAGGATGGGTATGGTATATATGTAGATACTGATTGTTTCAATACAAGAACAGAGGTATTACTGCAATTACTGTTTAATCAAACAACAGTAGTTTTTCACAACGCAAAGTTTGACCTTTCAATGTTTGAATACCACTTTAACTTCGAATTTCCTCAGTTTGAAGATACAATGCTTCTTCATTATTTAGTTAATGAAAATCCAGGAACTCATGGTCTAAAGCAGTTAGCTTTAAAACATACTAAGTATGGAGACTATGAAAAGCCTATGTATGAATGGATTGATGGATACAGAAAGCAAAACGGTATACTAAAAAATGACTTTACATGGGACAGTATCCCCTTTGATATCATGAAAACTTATGCAGCTTTAGATGCTGTAGTCACTCTTGATATCTTCAACCAATTAAAAGTAGTAAAAGAGAACCCAAAGTTAAAAAATGTATATGATACTATATTAATTCCAGGTACTAGATTTCTTATGGCTTGTCAAGATAATGGCGTGCCTTTTGATAGAGAACGGTTATCAAAGGCTCAAGAACTAATGCTGCTAGAGATAGATAAATCTGCACAAGAGCTATCTAATTTTGAAGCAGTTAAGAAATTTGAGGAAATCAATGGAAAAGACTTTAACCCTAATAGCACTGTTCAACTTCGCTCTTTGCTTTTTGACTACCTTAATCTTGTACCGACTGGAAAAAAGACAGGAACAGGAGCCGATAGTACCGATGCAGAAGTACTTAAAGAACTCGCAGAACAATCCCCTGTTCCTAGACTCATCCTTAATCTTAGACAAAACTCCAAGATTAAAAACACTTACCTCGATAAAATTATACCGCAGCTTGACCGTGATTCTCGTTTGCGTACAGGTTTTAACTTGCACGGTACTACTAGCGGTAGGCTGTCTTCTAGCGGCAAACTTAATATGCAACAACTGCCTAGGGATAATTCAATAATAAAAGGTTGTATTAAAGCTAGTGAGGGGCATAAAATTGTTGCAATGGACTTAACAACAGCAGAAGTTTATGTAGCTGCTGTACTTGCAAAAGATACTGCTCTTCAAGATGTTTTTCGTTCCGAAGGTAACTTTCACTCTAATATTGCAAAGCGTGTATTTCGTCTTCCTTGTGAAGTAGACGAAGTGGCAGAACTATACTCTGCGAAAAGACAAGCTGCTAAAGCTGTAACTTTTGGTATTATGTATGGAGCTGGGCCTGCAAAAATTAGTGATCAAGTGACAAAAGACTCAGGACAGTCTTTCTCGAAACAAGAAGCTCAGGAGGTAATTGATGAGTACTTTGGTGAATTTTTTAAGTTAAAAGCATGGATAACTAGAAACCAAAACTTTATAAAGAAGAATGGATTCATTTATAGCTTTTTTGGAAGAAAGAGGAGACTGCCAAATGTTACTTCGACCGATAGAGGAATACAGGGTCATAGTATTAGATCAGGATTAAATTTCTTAGTGCAGTCAGCAGCTTCAGATATTAATTTATTAGGAGCTATTGAAATGAATGACCACCTTACAAAAGGACGATTTAAGTCTAGAATCTTTGGGCTTGTTCATGATTCTATTCTTGCAGAAGTTCCTTTTAATGAAGTCGATTATTATATTGAAGCCCTAAGAGACTACATTCAGAAAGACAGAGGTATAATGATAGCAGGAGCTCCTATTGGATGTGACTTCGAAGTTGGAGACGACTATTCAATGGGTAAGTTTGATAAACAATATGGCGATTACATATAGAGACTTTGGAAGAATACTTTTTCCTGTATATCCTATTCCTAACTTTAAAGACCACAGTATGTGGTCTGACAAAGATGGACTACTGCGTATAAATGATCAAATAGTAGATGATAAAAATCAAGATGGATATACTATCGGTAAAAGAAGGTTGCAAAGCCCTTTTAAAAACTTATACCCTTTAAAAACTTGTGCAAATGATTTTGTTTCAGTTTTAAAATGTAACAATAGTTTTTTTATTGATAACAAGGGGCTTCTCTTTTCTTATGAAAAGACTAAATTTGTCCCGTTAAAATATAAAAAAATTACTAAAATAACTAGGAAAGATGACTTTGGATCATTGCTTTCTATAGATAATTCAAAAGAGTCTTTTAAAATACCACGACCCCCTCCAGAAGAAATGGAGTGGGTAGGATTACTGTATCTGTTCGACCTACCTTGGTTGCCCTATGAATATTCTGAGAACCGGAAGAAAGATACTAGGAGAAAAATATAATGGCAAAAAAGAGTAAAAGTATAAATGGGTCAGGATTAGAAATTCAAGAAATAGAACCATTAACAAGAAATCAGCTTTTAGCTTTTGAGTCAGACAAACATTTAGTTCTCCATGGAGTTGCAGGCACTGGAAAAACATTCGTTGGTTGTTATCTAGCGTATGACGACATGGCAAAAAAAGAATATGAAAAACTTGTTATCATTAGAAGTGCAGTTCCAACAAGAGATATAGGCTATCTTCCAGGCACTTTAGCAGAAAAAACTTTAGTTTATGAAGAGCCTTATAAAGATATTGCGATTGATATATTTGGAAGAGGAGACGCCTATCAAATATTAAAATCAAAAAATTTAGTTCATTTTATGACAACTTCTTACCTACGAGGAATAACTTTACGAGATGCCGTAATACTAATTGATGAGTGTCAAAATATGACTTTTCATGAATTAGATTCAATAATTACTAGAATTGGAAGAGGATGTAGAGTTATATTTTGTGGAGACTTTAAACAGTCGGATCTAAAAACTAACGGAATGGGAGATTTTTTAGCTATACTAGAATGGATGGAGGAATTTCAGTTCATTGAGTTTGGCGTTGAGGATATAGTAAGAAGTACTTTTGTTAAAAAATATATAATTGCAAAGAATGAATTAGATAAATGAAAGCAGTAATAAGTAATCGAATCTATTTAAAAGTCTCTATGGACTTACAGCACAAAATAGATAGAGAACTTACATATATGATACCATCACATAATCCTTTGGATCCTCCTCAGGTAATATCAAACATGGGTATAATATCACCAGGAATGATAAATATTCCTGTAGGAAGGGTTGATCTTATTCCAGAGGATTATGAGATAGTTGATAAAAGACAAACAGTTCCAGTAGATTTTCCTAAATTCAAATACTCCTTGAGGCGTAGTCAACAAGAAGTTTATGATTTAATAGAAGATAATTGTATAATCAATGCATGGGTAAGCTGGGGAAAAACTTTCACAGCACTAGCTATCGCTGCAAAGCTAAAGCAAAAAACTTTAGTTGTTGTTCATACAGTTGCCTTAAGAAATCAATGGGTAAAGGAAATAAAAAAAGTATTTGGAATAGACGCGGGAGTAATTGGAAGTGGAAATTTTTTGGTGGACAGTAATATTGTTGTGGGTAACGTGCAAACTTTACAACGGAATATTGATCGTATCAAAAAACTGTTCGGAACTATCATCCTCGACGAAATGCATCACGTCAGCAGTCCCACGTTCTCGAAAATAATTGATACAAATTATTCTCGATACAAAATAGGACTCTCAGGTACAATAGAAAGAAAAGATGGAAAACACGTTGTATTTCGTGATTATTTTGGTTCTACAGTTTATAAACCAATAAAAGAAAACTACATGGTTCCACTGATTCATACCGTGGATTCTGGAATAAGATTTATGGATGGATCAAAGATACCATGGGCAAAAAAAGTTACTGATCTTGCAACAAATCAAGAGTACCAACATACTATAGCTATGCTAGCAGCGGCATATGCCGCAAAGGGTCATAACGTTTTAGTTGTAAGCGATAGAGTATCTTTTTTAAAAACTTGTGCAGAACTTGCTGGAGATAAAGCAGTATGTATTACTGGTGATATTGCACAAGAGCAACGAGAGGAGCTAATAAAAGAAGTTAAGTTTAAAGATAAAAATATTCTTTTTGGAACTCAAGCTATTTTCTCAGAAGGAATATCAATAGACAATCTTAGCTGCCTAATACTAGCAACTCCTATAAATAATGAACCTCTACTGACACAATTAATAGGTAGAATCGTTAGAAAAGCAAACAATAAACTCACCCCAATTGTGGTAGACATTCATCTAAAAGGAAATACGGCAAAGAGACAAGCCTTAAATAGAGTTGGGTACTACATGAAAGAGGGGTATGAGATTAGACAATTATAAGGAGAAGCCTTATGGCTTTATGTATATGGAAAGACGGAGAGCCTGTATATCCTAAAAAGAAACTTCACATGACAGACGACCATGGAAATAAATGGATTTCTGCAGTTGGAGCAATAGTTACTCCACATTGGAAGCTCCAACGGGGTCAGGATCATGTTGAAGGCTCGAAAGAATCAATAACAAAATGGCACTTAGACTGGCAATATGCACTTCGAGATTTTTGCGGAATGAGCCTAGAAGTATATAAACAGGATCCAGATGCGTTTGGAAAAACAAAACGACGAGCAGATTGTTTTCATGAAGATGGAAAATTAGTAATAGAAGTGCAACACTCAAAAATTCCTGTGTCCGATGCCATTGAGCGAACAAATTTTTGGGAATCTTTGGGGTATAATGTACTCTGGATATTTCACGAAAGCACACTAAATAAAGATTGGAGGTGGAAACTAAAAGACAAAGATAAACAACATGACTATACATGGGAAATCCCGTTTCATTCAGTACGAACAGCAACAAAACCGATACCTACTAGAATCTGGTGGAATACCTGTGCTCAAGTATATGTAGATTACCCTGACTCAGGAGTAAGTGGACGCGATCATTTAATGGCTATGATTACTGGGTATAGAAAATTGTCGAAGTTTTCTCCAGATTACGCAGAAAGTTTTTTACATATGACAAGTCAAGAAAAAGTGAAAAACTTTACGACAGATGTACGAACTTATTTGAAGCAACAGCTTCAAAAAAATAATGCTTGACACAAGCTTGGATTTTTGGTATAATAATGTTCTTATTTGATTGGAAAAAAATCTACGAGAAAGCAGATGGAAACATACTAATCTGTAACAGGATTATGGAAATGCTTATCACAAAAGAAGTACCTAAAAATAAATACGACAGCATATATCAATACTCAAAGCACGTATTTATTGGCAGAGACTTTTTAATACATCCAGATGTTGCCTTGTTAAATGCCTTCAGATATACACCGAAAGACCTAGCCATATACTATGCATTGAGTGCACTAAGACCTTTGTCTGACTATATGGCGACACAAAAGATCACGCTTGATCTTGCATACTCACCGGTTGATTTAGATCAACTAGAAGATAACAGACTACTTAGAATAGAAGATGATGGTATTCATTTTTTATACGAAGAAGTTACAAAGGAGATTATACACTAATGGCTATTGCATTTAATCAACACAAGGGCGAAGCCCAAAAAACAACAATTACTGGATTTCAGTACAGAGATGGAACAAACCAGTTTCGATTAGTAGGAGACATTCTTGCTAGATATGTATATTGGATAAAAGGCGAGAACGGAAAAGATATTCCTCTTGAGTGTCTTTCCTTTGATCGAGATAAGGAAGCGTTTACAAACGTTGAAAAAGATTGGGTACGAGAATATTACCCAGACTTAAAGTGTGGCTGGAGCTACGCTACTCAGTGCATTGACAATGGAGAAGTAAAAGTCTTAAATCTTAAGAAGAAGCTTTGGCAACAAATTGTTGATGCTTCTAAGAAGTTAGGAGACCCTACTGATCCTGATTCTGGTTGGGACGTAGTATTTGAGCGCAAAAAGACTGGCCCATTGCCATACAATGTGGAGTATAACTTGCAACATTTTGAGTGCGAGAATAGACCTCTTACTGCTAATGAACGAGGGCTCTATGCAGGAGTTAGATCGATGGATGATGTTATGCCAAGACCAACTCCAGATGCGCAAAAACAACTCTTAGATCGTGTAAGAGGGGCATCGACTCCAGAAGTTGATAAAGAGGCACAGTTAGAAGCCCAGTATTCATGATACTTTTCACAGCAGACTGGCACATAAAACTGGGGCAGAAAAATGTCCCAGTTTCTTGGGCTAGAAATCGTTATGAAATGTTTTTCGAGAAAGTTTTTGAGCTTGAAAAAGATATTAACACTCACATAATTGGGGGTGATATTTTTGATCGAGTTCCTACAATGGAAGAACTAAAACTTTATTTCGATTTTGTGAAAAGAGCCTCAGTAGAGACTATAATTTTTGACGGAAACCACGAAGCTACAAGAAAAAATAAAACTTTTTTCTCGCAGTTAAAAGATGTTACCAGCAATCTAAATTCAAAAGTTTCTGTGATAGATTATTGTGATGTAGTATGGGGCATACTGCCATACTGTGAGTTACATAAAAAAGATTGGGGAGTTTTAGAAACCTATAATGGCCCAGTATTTACTCATGTACGTGGAGAGGTTCCTCCGCACGTAAAGCCAGAGATTGACCTAGAGAGACTAGCTAAATTTCCTGTCGTATTTGCGGGGGATCTTCATGCCCATAGTAATTCACAAAAAAATATAGTATACCCCGGAAGCCCTATGACTACTTCTTTTCATCGAGCAGAGGTAGAAACAGGGTATTTACTTATTGATCCTTCTGACTGGAGCTGGACGTGGCATAAATTTGAACTGCCACAACTAATTAGAAAAACTGTATCAGCTTCAAGTGATATGAAACCAACAGAGTTTCACCATACTATTTATGAAGTTCAAGGAGATATGCAGGATCTCGCATCTGTAGAAAACTCCGAGCTTCTTGATAAAAAGATAGTAACTAGAACCTCTGAAGAAACATTGATATTGAAAAAAGATATGACAATACAAGATGAGCTGGTAGAATATCTAACATACGTTTTAGAAATACCAGAAACTAATATACCTCAAATTGTAGGTTTATACAATGATTATACTTCAAAAATTGACGTGGGATAACTGTTTCAGTTATGGAGAAGGAAATACACTTCTTTTAGATGATACAACAGTTACTCAAATAGTTGGCACTAACGGTATGGGCAAGTCGTCTATACCGTTAATTATAGAGGAAGCTCTATATAATAAAAATTCAAAAGGGATAAAGAAAGCCGATATACCAAATCGCTATGTAAATAAAGGCTACAATATTTATTTATCTTTTTTGAAAGACAAGACTTTATATGAGATATCGATTGATAGACAAAAAAGTTTAAAAGTTAAGCTGCTAGAGAACGGAGAAGATATATCTAGTCATACAGCAACAAATACCTATAAGAGTATACAAAAGATACTTGGAGTTGACTTTAAAACTTTTTCTCAGTTAGTATATCAAAATACAAATGCTAGTTTACAGTTTCTTACTGCAACTGATTCTAACCGTAAAAAGTTTTTAATTGATTTGTTGCATTTAGAAAAATATGTTCAATTGTTTGAAATTTTTAAAGAGGCACATAGAGCTTCTGTTGCCGAAATAAATAATATAACTTCTTCATTAGCAACAATAGTAAAATGGTTAGAAACAAATAAATTAAGTGATACCAATATACTACCCATGCAAAATTTAGAAATTGATACATCTGATATCGAAGAAGCTCTCCGTACTTTAACGATAGAACTTCAAAATATTTCGGAAAAAAATAAAAAAATTTCAAATAATAATGAATATAAAAAGCTGCTCTCTCAGGTAGACATAATAAAACTACAAACTTCCACAGCAAAACACACTGATTATGGGGATATACTTTCTCTTTCTGGTGAGTGCGAAGCAGAAATAAAAAGAGAGCAAGCAATAGTAGATAAATTAAATAAGTTAGGACAAGAGTGTCCAACCTGTAATCAACAGATTAGTGGTAGTATAAAGCAATCTATGATAACAGAAGCTGCAACAAAAGTAAAAATTGCAGAAGGAGTAAGAAATGACCTCAGAAAACGAATCGAATCCATTAAAACTGAGAATACAGAATATAAATACGTCAGAGATTCTATTAAAACTTGGGAAGAACTTTTCAGAAATGTGGACAGCAATCTGCAATCGGATCTTTTGGATAAGAAGGAGCTTGAGCGCAGCATTGCACTCCTTCGCACTGACTTACAGAATAGAAAAGATGAAATCTCACAAATCGCCTACGAAAATGAAACAAGAACAAGAAGAAACACTAGAATCCAAGTAATTCTTGAACAGACAGATCAGTTCAAAAAAGAAAAACTAGAGATAGAAGAAAAAGTTTCTGCAAAAAAGAAAATCGAAAGCGGACTAGATATTTTAAAAAAATCTTTTAGTACAAACGGACTGTTAGCATATAAAATTGAAAGCTTAGTTAAAGAGTTGGAAGATTTGGCTAACCATTATTTAGGAGAACTATCAGATGGACGTTTTACACTGGAATTTGTTGTCTCAAATGACAAACTTAACGTTCAAATTACCGATAACGGGAATATTGTGGATATTTTGGCTCTATCTAGTGGTGAACTTGCTAGAGTCAACACAGCAACATTAATTGCTATACGAAAACTTATGAGTATTATTTCCAAATCAAAAATTAATATACTATTTTTAGACGAAGTAATAAATGTCTTAGACGATACAGGAAGAGAAAAGCTTGTAGAAGTATTAACAAATGAAAAAGATTTAAATACTTATATAGTTTCCCACGGATGGACACACCCTCTATTAGCTAAAATAGAAGTTACAAAGCAAGAAAATGTTAGTAAACTCGAGACAGAAACATGGTAGACTCGCGAGCAAAAGGAGCAAGAGGAGAGTATCTTGTACGAGACATGCTTAGAGTACATACAGGTTCAAAGTTTGAAAGAGTCCCTGCCTCAGGAGCTTTAGAATATTTAAAAGGAGACCTTTATGTTCCGCATACAAAAAACTTATTTTGTATTGAAGTAAAGAACTATGAATCCTCTCCATTGACGGATAAAATATTTACACAACCAAAAACAAATAATTTAATACGTTGGTGGACTAAACTAAAGCAACAAGCAGACCAAGGAAAACAAAAACCTCTATTATTTTTTAAGTATAATAGATCACCTGTTTTTGTGTGTACAGAAATTATGCCAAAAACTACAGATCATTACATAGTTGTAAGATTTTTACACATATATGTAATGTTAGCTGAAGAGTGGCTAAAAAACGAAAAGGTGGTACTTACAAATGAGCTTTAGTTTTAATGAACTAGAGGCTGCAACAGAAGGAAACACTTTAATTGTAGATGCATTAAATCTAGCATTTAGATGGAAGCATCAAGGAAGAACAGATTTTAGACATGAATATGTACAGACTGTAAGATCGTTTGCTAATTCATACAAATGTTCAAATATAATTATAACTGCAGATGAAGGTTCGTCACGATACAGAAAAATTATTCTGCCTAATTACAAACAGAATAGAAAAGAAAAATACTCTAAACAAACTGAAGAAGAAAGGTTAGCTTTTATAGAATTTTTCAAAGAGTACGAAAATACAATGGAGCTACTTAGAGAAGACTATGTAGTTCTTAAATATCCCGCAACAGAAGCCGATGATATAGCAGCATTTTTAGTCAAGAAAAAACAAGAGTTTGGATTTAAAAAAATATGGCTAATATCAAGCGATAGAGATTGGGATTTATTAGTAGGAGAAGATGTAAGCAGGTTCTCTTACATTAATAGAAAAGAAGTAACTATTAATAATTGGCATGACCATTATGAAATTGATTCTTCGCAGTACGCCTGTTTTAAATCATTAACAGGAGATAAAGGAGATAACGTTCCCGGATATAATGGAATAGGTCCAAAGAGAGCAGCAAATTTACTCAAGGAATATGGGAGTGCATATAATATTTATGATGCATGCCCCTTACCTGGAAAGTATAAATACATTGAAGAAATTAATAAAAATCCTGATCTTATATTACGCAATTATGAGCTTATGGATCTAATAACTTATTGCGAAGAAGCACTAGGAAGTAATGCTAATGATATAAGGAGGCAATGTGGATCAGTATCAACAGTTTATACATAAAAGTCGTTATGCACGGTGGCTTGAAGACAAAGGGAGAAGAGAAACATGGGAAGAAACAGTCCAAAGATACGTAAATTTTTGGGTAGAACGAGAACAATTGGGAGAAGATACCGCCCAGGAAGTTTTCGACGCTATTTCTTCCTTAGGCGTTATGCCGTCAATGCGCTGCATGATGACAGCGGGAGAAGCACTCAAACGCGACAATGTCGCTGGGTTCAACTGTAGCTATCTTCATATTGATCACATACGAGCTTTTGACGAACTAATGTATGTTTTAATGTGTGGGACAGGCGTTGGGTTTAGTGTAGAAAGAAATTTTATTAATAATTTACCTGTTATTGCAGAATCTATGCATAAAACAGAAACTACTATTGTTGTAGCAGATTCTAAAATGGGCTGGGCAAGTGCTTTTCGTGAGTTAATAAGTCTTTTATATGCAGGTAAAATTCCGAAATGGGATATGAGAAAAGTTCGTCCTGCAGGAGCCCGTTTAAAAACGTTCGGTGGACGAGCCAGTGGACCTGAACCATTACATGATTTGTTTACTTTTACAGTAGAAGTTTTTCGTAAGGCTGTAGGACGTAAACTTACAAGTATTGAGTGTCACGATGTAGTATGTAAAGTAGCCGATATTGTAGTTGTTGGAGGAGTACGAAGATCCGCACTTATTAGTTTATCGAATCTTTCTGATGGGCGCATGGCAAAAGCTAA